CGAAGAGCAATACAAAGGGCTACTTGATTACGAAGTGCCTCAAGTTGAAACCATTCCTCAAGCAAACTCTGAGTCTACTCCGTTCCAATCAGACACTGAAGCAGAAGCATTTTTTAAAGCAAACCCAGATTTAAATAAAGCTGGTACTAAATTTTTCATAAATGTTAATGGAGTTCTTCAACAAGTAGAACTCACTGATTCAGTAAAGTAATGTCAATAAGTTACAAAGTCGTAGAAGATCAGCCCCAAGTTACTGCTACACCAACTCCTAGTGTAGAAGATGTGTATTCATCTAGTCTACAGCCCGCTGCGGCAGCATACCAAATGGTAGTAGACCCAGTATTAGAGTCAGCTGCAGTAGGTGCTGATTTAGTGACTTTTGGAATGAATGAAATCAATAAATTTCTTGGCAACAGTGGTGCTGTACTAGACTTTGAGTACAGAAAAAGAAACTATGGATTACCTAGCGATATGGTTACTAGGTTCAGATCCGAAATGTCCCAAACTCTTGGTATAGAAGAACCCGAAACTAGAGCACAAATAGGTGCTGAAAAGATT